TTCATGGGCTTCTCAGGTGTAGATAAAGGTTTGGCTACGTTGTTTGGTATATAATTAGCTTATGAATAAACGGATTTTAGTGACTGGAGGAACCGGATATATCGGTTCGCATACCGTTGTTGAATTGCAGAATAGCGGTTATGAAGTCGTAATTATTGATAACTTGTCCAATTCACGTGCCGATGTGGTGGACAATATTGAAAAGGTGTCGGGCGTTCGTCCCATCTTCGAACAATTGGATTGTCTCGATTATGCGGGCTTGGATGCTTTGTTCGCGAAATATGACAATATTAAGGGCATCATCCACTTTGCCGCAAGCAAGGCGGTGGGAGAGTCGGTTGAAAAACCTTTGATGTATTACCGCAACAATTTGGTATCTTTGATTAATTTGTTGGAACTCATGCCTAAGTACGGTGTGGAAGGTATCATCTTCTCTTCTTCTTGTACCGTTTATGGACAACCCGATATCCTTCCTGTGACGGAAGCGGCTCCTACAAAGGTGGCTGAATCGCCTTATGGCAATACGAAACAAATCAACGAAGAAATCATTCGTGATTATGTGAAGTCGGGTGCACCGGTCAATGCCATCCTTTTGCGCTATTTCAATCCGATAGGCGCTCATCCAAGTGCTTTGTTGGGTGAATTGCCTAATGGCGTACCTCAGAATCTGATTCCTTTCCTTACTCAGACAGCTATCGGTATCCGTGAAAAGTTGAGTGTGTTCGGTGATGACTATAATACCCCCGACGGTTCATGTATCCGCGACTATATCAATGTGGTTGACTTGGCTAAGGCACATGTCATTGCTATGAACCGCATCATGGAAGGCAAACAGGAAGAAAAGGTGGAAGTATTCAATATCGGTACTGGCCGTGGCCTTTCTGTACTTGAATTGATACATGCTTTTGAAGAATCGACTGGTGTCAAACTGAATTATCAGATTGTAGGTCGTCGTGCAGGTGATATCGAACAAGTATGGGCAAATCCTGACCGTGCCAACAATGTTTTGGGATGGAAGGCGGAATCTACCATCGAAGATACGTTGCGCTCGGCATGGGCATGGCAGAAGAGACTTCGCGAAGAAGGCATCCAATGATGCTTTCTTTGCACTGTATAAAAACATAATGTTAGTAACATTGTTAAGTATATGCAGCTTCTGCAACTCTTTGTTCTTATGTGAATAATTGGAAAGAGTAAGTTGTTGCTTATAGGTGACAGACAGAAGTTGTATAGTAGTTTTGTCGTGTTTTATTTTGTGTTTGTGTCAGTAGTCTTCCGACGTGAGTCGGGAGACTACTCTTTTTATGTTAGATTTCCAAAGCTCTTTGTCGGCAGAAGCTTCCGCTGAATATCTCATCGACGTATTCAATCTGTTCTTTGAAGATGCCGAATACAGAAGAACCCGAACCGCTCATGGAAGCATAGATGGCACCGAGGTCATATAATTTGTCCTTGATGGCTGCTATTTCGGGGAACTTCATGAATACGCTTTCCTCAAAATCATTCTTCATCGTATTCTTCCACGTTTCAATCGGCGCTTGGACGATTTCCTTCAAGGAAGTTTCCGGATGTTTCGGAGTGACATTCGCATAAGCATCCTTGGTGGATACGAAGATGTCTGGTTTGACCAACACAAGGTGGTAACCCTTCAAGGATAATTCAATCGGCTCGAATATATTACCGATGCCCGTTGCGAAAACGGGTTGGTTGCGAACGAAGAATGCACAATCAGCACCGAGTCGGGTAGCATATTCCTCCATCTTCTCCGTACTGAGTTGTAAGTTGAACTTTTCATTCAGAAGCTTGATCATGAAGGCGGCATCAGCCGAACCTCCTCCAAGACCCGCACCGGTAGGTATATGCTTGTACATGTGAATATCTACGGGTGGCATGGTTGAAAAGTCTTTCTTCAAAAGGTTGTAAGCCTTGATTACCAGATTGTTGTCGGGCTCTCCTTCGATGTTCACTCCTTTGATTTTGAGCGTGTAAGGTTGGTTACCTTCGTGGCGGGTCACTTCGATGGCATCCTGCAATGGGATGGGATAAAAGACGGTTTCGAGGTTGTGATAACCGTCTGGGCGCTTTTCAGTAATGTTCAGGCCCAGGTTAATTTTTGCATTCGGGTATGTTAACATCTTTGTTTATAATTTTAGTCGAACAAATATAAAGAATAAATTGGGAAAGTTTTATCTTTGCATGCATTAAAAATAGTGAAATGGCAGAGCAAAGAAGAAACACACGTTCGTCGAGAACAACGAATAACTCAAGGCCGGTGGATGAATATGGTCATCTGCAACCCCAGGCGCTTGATTTTGAAGAAGCCGTATTGGGCGCTTTGATGATTGAAAAGGATGCATACTCCGTCGTCAGTGAAATCCTTCGTCCGGAGTCTTTCTATGACCCTCGTCATCAGTTGTTGTACAAGGCTATCACTACATTGGCCATGCGTCAACAACCTATCGATATCCTTACGGTGACCGAACAGCTTCGCACCATGGGTGAATTGGAAGAAGTGGGCGGTCCTTTCTACATCACCCAGTTGAGTGGTAAGGTGGCTTCTTCTGCCCATATTGAATATCATGCACGAATCATTGCCCAAAAGTTCCTGGCTCGTGAGCTGATAACTTTCACCAGCAACATTCAGACGTTGGCTTTTGATGAAACACAGGACGTGGACGAATTGATGCAACAGGCGGAAGGTAAACTCTTCGAGATTTCTCAAAAGAATATGAAGAAGGACTATACGCAAATCAATCCGGTTATCCAGGAAGCGTATGAAATGCTTCAAAAGGCTGCTGCCAATACAACGGGCTTGAGTGGTCTTGAAAGTGGTTTCCACAAGTTGGACAAGATGACTTCCGGATGGCAGAACTCTGACCTTGTCATCATCGCTGCCCGTCCGGCGATGGGTAAGACGGCCTTCGTGCTCTCCATGGCTAAGAACATGGCGGTCAATGCCAAAGTACCGGTAGCTCTTTTCTCACTTGAAATGAGCAATGTGCAATTGGTCAATCGTCTGATTGTCAACGTTTGCGAAATACCCGGGGAGAAAATCAAAAGCGGTCAGTTGGCACCCTATGAATGGGGACAGCTCGACTATAAAATCAAGGAACTTTACGATGCTCCTCTTTATGTAGACGATACTCCTTCGCTTTCTGTCTTTGAACTCCGCACCAAGGCTCGTCGACTTGTCCGTGAGCATGGAGTGAAGATTATCATCATTGACTACCTCCAGTTGATGAATGCTTCCGGCATGTCCTTCGGTAGCCGTCAGGAAGAAGTCAGCACCATTTCCCGTTCATTGAAAGGCTTGGCGAAGGAATTGAATATCCCTATCATCGCTTTGAGTCAGTTGAATCGTGGGGTGGAAAGTCGTGAAGGTATCGAAGGCAAGCGCCCTCAGTTGAGCGACCTTCGTGAATCGGGAGCCATCGAACAGGATGCCGATATGGTGTGCTTCATCCATCGTCCCGAATACTACAAGATTTATAGTGACGACAAGGGAAATGACTTGCGAGGAAAGGCTGAAATCATCATTGCCAAGCATCGTAACGGTGCGGTCGGCGATGTACTTCTCCGCTTCCGTGGCGAATATGCACGCTTCCAGAATCTGGATGACGAAATGATTGTACCGATGCCTGGTGAAGAACCGGGAGTCATCCGTTCAAGAATCAATTCCCCACAAGGAAGCATACCACCTCCGCCCATTGAATCAGCTCCTAACGATGTGCCATTCGGCGCACCTATCTCTGATGGTCCCTTGCCCTTCTGATAAGTGCAAAGCTATGTTTTACGCTTCGTAAAGCATAGCTTTGTGCCTCGTAAACCAATGTTTTGCTTCGCGCATTAGAATACATTTAAAAATATACCCTCAAACTACATTTGTCATGAAAAACTACTTATCCTTATTACTCCTTATGGTGATCCTTTTCGGTTGCACCTCCCAAAAGAAAGTTCCCGATGTACAGATAGGTCCTTATACCGTTTCTGTCATAGCGGACAATGTGTATCACATCCAGGATTTCAACGATGCCAATCCTGCCGGTGAACAGTTCAACGAACAAGGCGAGAAGACCCACTTCAACAATTGTTCGGACATGTATCTGTTGGTGGGTAAGGAAAAAGCCTTGCTGATTGACTTGTCCAACAATATCCAGTGGGCGGACGATGCCAAGGAATCCCTTCAATCCTTGGTGGCCGAACGGATTGGCGACAAGCAACTTGTCATTACTTTTACGCATAACCATGGCGACCATACCGGTATGCTCCCAGCATTCATCGAT